CATGGACAGCTCTTGTACCCTTTGGATTGATTTCCGTAACCAACGTTGGGATTTCCATGTTGTCCACTCGTTTCACGGGGAAATTAAGCAAATGGGGAAATTACTTTGGCATTATCAATACGATTTTATCTGGTACCATTGATTATATCCTTGGAAATAAGGCGGCCATTATCACCTATCCCGTCACCTTCCTCATTTATACCTTGGCCATAAAGAAATGGGAAGCTTCGCAGGAAGGCAGACCCAATCAAATGAGCCAAAAACAGGTAAAATTGGCGGCCATCATCATTTCAATCATCGCCTTCCTCTTTGCCTTTGTGACCAACTATATCGGCTATGGTGGTAAGATGAATCTCCTTGCCTACGTAACAACTATTGCCTTTGGACTGTCCCTCATCGCCAATGCTTTGAACGCATTGAAACTAACAACTCAATGGGGCTTTTGGTTGATTTACAATTTTGTGCAGCTGACAAAGGCTGGCATTCAAGGGAATTTCGCCAATATCGGTAAATACATCTTTTATATCCTCAATGCAATCGGAGCTTTATTTGTCTGGAATGATGAAGAAGTGGAACAATAGAAGGAAACTCAAATAAAGAAAGCAAGTCGACTCAATAGAATGTCCTTTCTGCTATTTTTTATCATTTTATACTCTTCGAAAATCAAATTCAAACCACGTCAGCGTCGCCTTACCGTACTCAAGTACAGCTTGCGGGTAGCTTCCTAGTTTGCTTTTTGATTTTCATTGAATATTAGTTGTAACTCCCATTGGTTTGGTGTAAAATAAAGCTAGATAAAAGAGGGAGGTCTTGTCATGAAAAAACTCTTTAGAATCCATTTTACAGCAATTGCAGTCATCGATTTGCTACTATTTGCATTTTTTAGCACTAGACCCGAGATCTCTTTGGAGGAGCTCCTGTTCGCTGGTTTTATTTTCCTCCTTGCTCAAGGACTCCTGCTATTTCGCTTGGTTGTCCGACTTAAACATCAATTCGCTGAGATTTATCCTCAAATCAATAAAAAGATTCGCTTCTACTATTTAGGGGTTCTCACCTTTGATTTTCTATTTTTTTCCCTTTTATCCTTCGTTAGTTCTCAGCGTTTTTCCTCTCTTATGCCAATCGTCACTGCTTGGCATTCTACTTTTTATTATACGACGACTAACTACCTAAGGGACAAGTATCCAGACTTTTACGACAAACATATTTCTTTGTGGGAGTGCCTCTAAAGAAAAGGAGGTTTTAGCATGAAAAAAATCATCTTCATCAAAACCATTCAACTCCTTATCATTGATGGAATCATGCTGGCATTTTTGACATTTAAAGGGGAACTTACTGGGGACTGGATTTTGATTTATAGTGGTTGGCTCATTTTCTTTCATCCTGTGCTGTTGATCTATCTTTCTAACCAACTTTGTGACCACTTTAGCCAACTCTATTCCCATATTAGACCGAAATTCTGGCGTTTTGCCTTACAAATCCTCCTATGGGATAGCCTGATGATTCTCTCCTTGATATGTTTAAGTGGTATGCCACTTTTCCTTCAGGGAACTCTCCTCATCCTAGGACATCTCATCCCTCCCTATCGCACTTGCCAAATCCTGAAAAGAGACTTTCCAAAAGCCTATCAAGAACAGATTTCATTTTGGAGTATTTTGAAAAAGGTAAAATAAAATCTTATTAAATCAACGCTCTTGGAGGGTGTCCCCTCCAACTCCCCGACCTCTGGACAAGGTCTATTTTTTTGAAAAAAACTTCATCAAAACTATTGACATTATACAACTTTAGTTGTATAATAGATACATAAGGTTAAGGAGGAAACCTTAGACAAGGAAACTAGTAGAAAGGAAAACAAAATGTTTAAGTTCAAAAAGAAGCCACTCAAAGTAAAAACAAATAAGCTAGTAGTCAAAATAAACTTATTTATAATCAGCTTTGAATGGCACATCGAAATTGGATAGTGAGAAATCACTATCCACCCCTTCGGGGGTGTACTTAAATTATAACAGGAAAAACAATGAAAGTAAATCTAAAAATTAGAAAAACCACCAAGCGTGAAAAAGTTGAATTTATTATTGGACTTCTTCTACTCCTATTTGCAGTTTGGTATTTTATGAGGTAATATATGTCAGTAGATATTAAAGCTATCCGCTGGCTTTTAGACAACGCCACAGCCTATGCTATCAGCAAAAACTGTGGCGTATCTATTCAGGCCGTAGATAAGTATAAAAACGGTGTATCAGATATTATGAACATGCGTTTAAAACACGCTATCAGCATGACTTCTTACGCCCATACACTACAAGAAAAACAGTGAGTACCATCACTGTTTTTTCTATTTTGAGCAAACAAAAAACCGCAAGCTATTGCCTGCGGTTGGTGTAATCTAATTTGAAAGTCTTTCTGTTTTTATTTTTCTTCTTTTGGTTTATCGACGACGGTGATAAGCCCGTCTGGTTCGGTTTTGAAGGCTGGGTCTGTGTGAAGTTCACCGTTTGCCTTCAGATAGTACCAACCGTCTCCCGATTTTATGAATTGTTTAGACAGCATATATCCATCTTTTTCTTCCATAAAATACCAGGTTTCGCGATATTTCACCCATCCAGTAGCCATGCGACCGTCTGACTTGAAGAAATACCATCGATGGTTGAGGAACATCCAGCCTGTGACCATTGCGCCACGTTTGTCAAGATAGAACCAATCTTTGCCATCATTGAACCAACGGTTGATTAAGCAGTATCCACGTTCATCGAAGTAGAACCACTCATTGTTGATTTGCTTCCATGAGTTTGTAGGATAAGAGCCGTCCTCCTCCCACCACCAACCAGTGCCGTTACGCTTCCAGCCTGCTTCAGATAAGCCGCCTTCGATGTCTTTCTTGAATTGCTCACGACTGATACCCCATTTGGCTAAATAAGGGTATGGATCCACATGGTCTGAGTAGTTTCGAGGTTGATTGTATGTGCAATACTGATGTGTCTTGATTCCTGCTAGGCTGTCAGAATCCAGCGTTTTCGGAATCCCTGCTTCATCAGCAAGGTTGCGCAGTAGTTCAACATAGAGCTTGTAATCGCGCATGAACTCTTCCTTAGTTGAATGGCTCTCAATCAATTCTACTTGTCCGTAGCCTTCAACGTTCCAGCCACCTCCTACGTCATATGCTCCCATGTCTGTGTACCAGGTTTGCATCACACGGCCGTTACCAACGACGTGTGAAAAAAATCCTGAATCAACAGGACGACGCATATGGTAATCTGCTTCATTTTGAGCTGTTGAGTTGGGATTACCAGTTGAATGAGCATGAATCTGACGATATGGTTGCTCTCCAACCTGTGGCAAATCAGTTCTTAGTCTACTTGTATCAATATCCATTATTGTTCTCCTTCGTTCTTGTCGTTTTTGTCACCAGATAAGCGCTCAAATGCCTTGATGATAGGTTGGAAGATGGTCACGTTACCTTTTAACTTACGGTAATTTTCGATGAGTGACTGGAATGTAAAAAGCAAATATCCGAGGTAAATTGAGTATAGAAATGCGAAGCCTGTCTTCTCAGGTAGCAAGACAGACATCGGAATCAATACCATCAACAAGAGGACCCCTAGAATCTTTCGAATCAGGCCATTAATGCCAATCTTACTCTTGTATTCAATTTCTGGATTTGCAATTGCTGCGAACGTCCCTGATGCAAAATCTACGATTTCTAGAATCACAATTAAGCCCAGCGCATACAATACCAAGCCATCTTCTGTTTGGATTAGACTTCTAAAAAAGTTAAACAATTCGATTTTCATATATTCTCCTTTACTGAACAGGTTTTGTCTCTAACTCATTAGATGTTTGAGTCTGTTTGTCGTTTTTTGTTCCATCCCACTTCCAAATTGCTAGAACACCATTCTGGGAAGGTGCCCCTTCAAGTTGAGCAAGTGTTTCTCCTTGATAGGTGAATGACTGATTTGTTTGAATCAGGATGCGTTTACCTTCTCCATTGATTTCAACGTGACTTGGGTCTTCCACCACAAAAATTGCACCAGGTTCATAAACTTTACCAACTTCAGCAAGTGGGAATAGTTCGACCATCTCTTTATAGGTTGTACCGTAAGAGATTTTTTCGCCCATGATTGAATCTTGAGCCATCACTCGCACTACTTTGTCAATTTTATTTGTAAGTGCAGAGAGTCGGTTATGTTCACTCTCATTTTGAGCAATCTTCTGATTAGCCTGTTCAAGCTGCGCCTGTGTTTTAACGATGGCACTACCTGGATCTAGCTCGGCTTTTAAGATATCCAGCACCGCTTGAATCAAGACATCTTCTGGTTCACTTGCGCGATCTCCTACAAGCTCACGCATGTTCGTACTGTAACGATTACCTTCTGATAAACGAATTTCAACTACTGTCTTGATATTATCTCCAAATCCTCGTGTATAAGGTTTGCTTGCTAGTTCATAATTATTAATTGCCATTTGTCATGTTTCCTTTCACTTCTTCAAATAACTCTTTTAGAGCTGGGTCATGTTCAAGTACCTCTTTCATCGTGTGCAATTCACTTGCTGCATACAAATAAAGAGCTTCATTCTGAGCTGATGCTTGCTCACTTACTGCTAGTTTTTTAGTCAGCGAATCAAGTGTTAACTGATTCACTACTGCGTCCATGTTGTTATTCATGCTATTGTTTTCTCCATTTTTTCTATTTTTTGGTTTAATTCTTGAATGGCTTTGATTAAGTAAGGCACCAATTCAAATGTTCGGTACGAGTATGCACCGTCAGGGTTTTCAAAAAATGCTTCAGGGGCATATTTCTGGACATCTTGAGCCATGATACCGCATGAGATATCTTCAACTTTACCATCGTACTCTTTACGGTAGCTATATGTCTTCAGTTTTTCGATAACATTTAGACCAGAAACTTGACTATCTTGAATATTTGATTTATAACGACGATCCGAGATTTCTTTATTCATCTGAATCCAGTCGCTACCACTGTTACCTTGTCTATCCAAATACAGCCAAGTACCTCCTTGTGAAGTATCTTTCCTCAATTTATTATATATAGGTGAGTAAAGCCACTCACCACCACTATAAGTAATACGACCAGACACTTGCAAATTACCATTTATCACTGCTCCTTTTGAAAACGACGGTTGACTATAAAAATTCACTCTTGATCTGTCCGAAAAGTCAACCTTCCCGTGGAAATCCGCTCCATTTCGACAGTACATATTTCCTGACGTTGTCACATACCAAGCATTAGGGCCAGGATAGTTCCAACTGTAACCCCAGTTCGCCCAAAATGCAGTATTTTCGCCATTATAACTGCCACCTTCGCCGTTTCCCATACCAACTGAGAATTGGTTGATACCAGAAATCCAGCGACCTCTTCCTTGGTCAAAACGCCCAATAGTAAATCCACCAATGCGACCTTGGTAAGCTTCTAGGAATGTTGAACTAGAAACGACTGACTCGACTTTTGTCGCAAAAATGCGTTTAGATGTCAGTTTGTCAATAAATGCTTCATTTGCAATCATTTTCCTAATAAACGCTTCATCAAATTTCACTTTATCGGCCGTGACCGCTTCAGCGTCTAATATCGCAGTCGTGACCGAACCAGATTCAAAATTGGCTGTCTTCAGCTTATCAATCATAGCTGACTTGATAACAGCATTATCAATCAGCGTTTCACCAGTGATGTGGGTCAGTTTACCAGTAATACGGTTGTGCCCGTTAGCGCCCAGGTTGATGCCAGAAATGATATCTCCTGCACTGTTGATGTTCTGAACGGCCCATGAACCAGCCAACTGTCTTTGGACGGTTTTCACAGCTTCAAGAGCATCATTTGGTGCTACTGAGTAATCAGATGGAGTTGAGCTCTTTTCTACTTTTATCAAACCATCATCGTACATACGAGCTGAGAATCTGACGAAATAAGCATTCGCTGATACAGTGATTTGATTGATGTTGTGTTGTTTACCTACAGCCGTTTTATAAGCATTTAAGCCTGTTTTGCGGTTATCAATAGGATTTTTATTTTTATCAAAAAATTGCCAAGCGGTCCAAGCCATTCCATTCTCAGGAAGAGTTACCCAGTGTTGGAAGATAATTTTTTCATTTGGATCCACTGAAATGAAATCGGATGTAACCTCCTTTTGTGTAGCATTCGCTACGTAAATGATTCCATTATTTCCTAAAAATCCTTTAGTAAGTGTTGAATTTAAGAATAAATTCTGATGTTCCGCAAAAGCCTTGCCAACTTCAACCTGAAACAGCTGATTGGTCATAGCCATGCGTGCGACCTTATCCGCAATTCCATTTTCAGTATTGCCCAAAATCCGCTCGTAAAGCTGACTGGTTTCCTTCACACGTTGGAAGTCTGTCTGGTTGGCTTTACCAGAAATCAGTGAGGTGATATCTGCAAATCTACCATCAACTGATTTCTTGTAGTTAGCAATTTGAGTAGCAATCGAACCATTTTGTGGATTCGTGATAGCTTCGAACTTGTTCTCAATAGCTCTTACAGTTTCCTGATAAGTCGCTTTGCCTACATAGTCCTTCGTTACCAGTTCACGTACAGCCGTCGCTTGTTTTGCGCTTTCCTCACGAGCATAGCTCTGTAATGCTTCCTGTCGCTGACCGTCTTTGTTGACATATTCCTGAATAGCTGATAAATCGGTTCGCAAGCCCTGAGCTGTCCGCT